GCTAAATACGGCGAAGAGCACAAAGAGATCTACGAAACTGAGACATCAGAGCGTAGCTTCGAAGAAGAGACAAAGCTTTCTGGCTTCTCTGCTGCACCTGTCAAGAATGAGGGCTCTGCCATTCAGTACGACAATGCACAAGAGGCATGGACTGCACGTTACACCCACGAAACCATTGCGATGGGCTTCTCCATCACAGAGGAAGCTGTGGAAGATAACTTGTACGACAGCTTGTCTTCACGTTATACCAAGGCTTTGGCCCGTGGTATGGCTTACACCAAGCAAGTTAAAGCTGCTTATGTGTTGAACAACGCCTTCACTGGCGGCCCAACATACGGCGACGGCGTGGTTCTGTGTTCTACAGCCCACCCACTTGTCTCTGGTGGCACTAACAGCAATCGTCCTACAACAGGCGCTGACTTGAATGAAACATCGTTGGAAAACGCTGTTATTCAGATCGCTGCTTGGACAGACGAGCGCGGTTTGTTGATCGCTGCTAAGCCTAAAAAGCTTATCATTCCCCCAGCACTGCAATTCGTTGCAACTCGCTTGTTGGAAACCGAACTCCGCGTCGGTACAACTGACAACGATATCAACGCATTGAAGAACAACGGTTCGATCTCTGAAGGTTACACTGTTAACCACTATTTGACCGACACCAATGCTTGGTTCTTGACAACAGACGTACCTAACGGCCTGAAGCACTTTGTTCGTTCACCCTTGTCTAACAGCATGGATGGCGACTTTGACACAGGTAACGTTCGTTACAAAGCCCGTGAGCGTTATAGCTTCGGCGTGTCAGACCCACTGGGTATCTTCGGTTCACCCGGTTCGTCCTGATGAAACTGAAAAAGGGGCCTTGTGCCCCTTTTTCTTTTGGTGTATATTGTTCTTAATCCGGGCTTTCCGGTGCATCAAACAGTCCCGGCTGACGACATACCGATTGATGCACTTAACTTGTATGTAAGGAGATCCTCATGGGATTCGCAACACACCTTGGCCCTTGGCTCTTGGGCACTGTCAAAAATACTACCGGCACTACTGCTGGCACAGTTCAAAACACCGGCTGCACAATCGTAGCTCAAACTTTTAATCTGACTGCCGCTCAAGTGGCAACAGGTAGCATTTCCGCAGGTTACATCCCTGCTGGTGCTGCAATTACTTCAGTTCAGATTTTGACTACCACTTTGTTTGCTTCAGCTACTACGCTGAAAGTTAGCATTGCTGGTGTGGACACTGCTACTGCAACCACTATCACATCTGCTGGTACATACCCAATTACTTTTGCTGCTGGCTTTACCCCTACTCAAGCAAACGTTGGCGCTACTGATGCAGCATTGACATTCACAACTACTGGCTCTTCATCGACCGGTGCTGCAACTGTGATCGTTGCATACATTGTGCGTGATTCTGCTGGCAACATGGCTCAACCCGCTAACCAACAGTAATTGATCTAGGGGGCTTTGGCCCCCGTTTACAAGGAGATTAATTATGAATCAGACCCCTGTTAAACAGGCGCATATAAACGCCAGTGGATTCATGGTTCTTGGCCGTAACCGAGTCAAAGCTATTTCATTTACTGGCTCCGCGACTGCTGGGTACGTTACGTTGTTTGATACCACTGTTGCTCCGGTGACTACAGCAACTTATGGTCGTTCTGGTACAACCATCACCATTACACTAAGTGCTCATGGCTTAACCACTGGGCAAGTTATTGGTATTGACTTTGCTGCTGGCACTGGCGGTACGGCAACAAACGGCAACTACGCAGTAACCGTTACAAACTCAAGTACGTTTACGGTTACAGACATTAACTCTGGCAGTATTACCGCTGGAGCGGCAATGGTTTTTGCAAATCGTTGGTTGATGACGTATGACGTAGCGGCAAATGATCCCTACAACAATTCACCATTCATTCCTGATGATGGCGTTGTTGTTACAGATGGTGTTTATGCTCAAATGAGTAACGTAGTAGCAGTTAATATTTACTATGGCTGAAACAAAACAGGCAACATTGATGGGGCGTAAGCTGTTTATAGGTATTCCAGCTTATGACGGCAAGCTGAACATTAAGACTGCATTTGCACTGGCGCAGCTAATGCCCAAAGCGATGAGTCTTGGTGTGTCCGTCACGTTGTCTGATTTGTCCAACTGCTCCATCATTACAATGGCACGAAATGCGTTGGTGCACGAATTTTTAAAAACAGATTGCACAGAGCTTCTGTTTATTGATGCGGATGTTATTGTTCAACCCGACGACATTTTGCGTTTAATGGCCCAAAGTGGCGGTATGGACATTACTGCTGGCGCGTACCCACGTAGAGCTAAAGATGCCAAATTTTTTGCTGATGTGTATTACGACGATAGCGGCGACCTAGAATTTAAAGGCTCTTTGATGCGTTTAAAGCGTGCTCCTACAGGGTTCATGTTGATTCAGCGTCATGTCATTGAACAGATGATTTTTAATCATCCAGAGTGGACTTATGAAAAGTCCCCAACAGAAAAGATGTCAGCGGTTTTTGATTTTGCAATCAGAGACGGTAAGTATGTTGGTGAAGATTATTTGTTCTGTGATCGCGCAACTGAGATGGGATTTACGGTCTACCTAGATGTAGACATTAGTCTTCCCCATGTAGGTCAAGAAACGTTTGAGCGCAACTTTCGTGAAGAGGTTGTAATGCCCCTGCTTGAGAACATCTACCAACATAAACTGAAAGTCGTAAATGGCTAAATCACCAGCATGGCAGAGAAAAGAAGGCAAGAATCCGAATGGTGGCTTGAATGCCAAGGGCCGCGCCTCCGCGAAAAAGCAAGGCATGAATTTGAAACCGCCCCAGCCAGAAGGCGGCTCCCGCAAGGACTCTTTTTGTGCGAGGATGGAAGGCATGAAGAAGAAGCTGACATCCGCAAAAACCGCCAAAGATCCAGACTCACGCATCAACAAATCTCTTAGAGCCTGGAAATGCTAGATATACAAACCCTTTGGTCAGCAGCTTTGTCCGTCATTCTTGGCGTGGCGGGATTTGTCCTGCGTGAAAAGTTTGCTGAAGTCAAAGATGTAGCTTCAGAGCTACGGCGCGTTGAGCGTTTACTCAATATTACACGAGAGGAAAACCATCGTGATTTCATTACTAAAGCAGAAGTGCAACGCATTACTGACCATATTGACCAACGGTTTAATAAGCTTGAAGAAAAAATTGACCAGCTTATTCGTCAAAGGGGATAATGATGCCAAGCAGTAGCAAAAAACAACATAATTTCATGGAAGCGATTGCGCATTCGCCATCGTTCGCCAAGAAAGCTGGAGTCCCACAATCAGTGGGGCAGGACTTTGCAAAGGCCGATAAAGGCCGTAAATTTAAAGGTGGCGGTATGGCTAAAAGCGACATGAAAGAAGACATGAAAATGGACAAAATGCAAGACAAGGCTATGATTAAAAAAGCCTTTAAACAGCATGATGCCCAAGAACACAAAGGTGGCAAGGGCACATCTTTGAAATTAGCTAAAGGCGGTATGCCCACTAAAATGGGTTCAGTCCGTACAGCTGCTCCTAGCCGTGATGGTGTTGCCAGCAAGGGTAAAACCAAGGGAACAATGATTGCCATGAAACGTGGCGGAAAGTGCTAAATCATGTCATTACTTGATCGCATGATGGGTAAGAGCGAAGCTGGCGCTGGTCGCGGCTTTGTTAATCCTAAAACTGTTGCTGAGATGGCGGCTGAAAAACGTACACCACAGCAAAACGAAGCTATCCAAGAAGCTAAAGATGCTAAAGATCGTGAAAAGATCAAAGCTATGGGCTACAAAAAAGGTGGCTCAGTTTCCTCTGCTTCTAAGCGTGCTGATGGCTGCTGTACCAAGGGTAAAACCAAAGGTACTATGGTCAAAATGAGTTACGGCGGGAAGTGCTAACATGATGGCCAGTCGTGGCATGGGTGACATCATGCCCTCTAAAATGCCCAGAGGCGTGAAAAAAGCACGCCGAGATGACACTGACTTTACGCAGTATGCTGAAGGCGGTAAGGTCAACGCTGCTGGCAATTACACAAAACCTGGTCTTCGTAAGAAGATTGTGTCACAAGTAAAGGCAGCAGCAACGCACGGTACTGGCGCAGGTCAGTGGTCTGCCCGTAAAGCGCAGCTTGTAGCCAAGAAGTACAAGGAAGCTGGTGGAGGGTACAGAGATTGAAAGCCCCTCAAAAATCGCTTAAAGACTGGGGCGACCAGAAATGGCGTACTAAGTCTGGTAAACCGTCGAGTAAGACGGGTGAGCGATATTTACCTGAAGCGGCTATTAAATCTTTGTCTCCTCAAGAATATGCGGCTACAACTAAAGCAAAGCGTGCTGGAAAAGCAGCTGGAAAACAATTTGTAGCTCAACCAAAAGCGATAGCAAAGAAAACGGCGGGGTTTAGATAATGGCTGAAAAATGGATTCAAAAAGCAATTAAGAAACCTGGGGCTTTGCGCTCCGCACTTGGTGCTAAAAAAGGTGAGCCAATCCCAGCCAAAAAGCTGGCAGCGGCGGCTAAGAAGCCTGGCAAAATGGGTCAGCGTGCGCGGTTGGCTGAAACACTTAAAGGTATGAAATGACCACTACCGGCTCAACACTCTTTAATATGGACTTCACGGAGATTGCCGAGGAAGCATGGGAGCGTGCGGGCCGCGAAATGCGTTCTGGATATGACTTGCGTACAGCACGTCGTTCTATGAACTTGATGACTATTGAGTGGCAGAACAAAGGCATCAACATGTGGACTATTGAGCAGGGGTTTATTAACTTGACCCCGGGCTTAGCCACATATGCATTGCCCACAGATACCATTGATTTGCTGGAACAAGTTATCCGTACAGGCGCAAATACATCTTCTACGCAAGCTGATTTAACTATCACTCGTATTAGTGTTTCTACTTACGCCACGATTCCTAACAAGCTCCAGCAAGCCCGCCCCATTCAAGTCTGGGTTCAGCGCCTTTCTGGAGAAGTTAATCCAACGTCTGCTACTCTTAGTACAACGATAACTTCTACAGATACTACTATCACGCTTAGCTCAGTGACTGAACTAGCTGGATCAGGTTTTATTCGTCTTGGTACAGAAGATATTTACTACACATACATATCAGGGAATACCCTAGGTGGAGTATTCCGTGGTCAAAATAATACAACTGCGGCAGCTCATACAAGTGGTGTTGCAGTTTATGTACCTCAACTACCTGCTGTGACTGTTTGGCCTACGCCTGATAATAGCGTACCTTATCAGTTTGTTTACTGGCGTTTCCGCCGTATTCAGGATGCTGGCGCTGGTGTAGAAACAGCAGACATGAACTTCCGCTTCCTACCCGCTTTAACAGCTGGGTTGGCGTACCACATTGCAGTTAAGACACCTGAGTTGATGCCTCGCGTGCAGATGCTCAAACAAATTTATGACGAGACTTTTGAGATTGCCGCTGGTGAAGACCGTGAAAAGGCAGCTATTAGGTTTGTTCCTCGTCAGATGTTTATCGGGAGCGGTACTTAATGCCTAATCGTTTTGCTTCGGGCAAGCGGGCGATTGCCATGTGTGATCGCTGTGGGCAACAGTACCTGTTAAAAAAGTTAAAAACTGAAATCATTAAGCAACGTAAGTATCAGTTGCTTGTTTGTGAAGAGTGTTGGGATCCAGACCAGCCGCAGTTAATGCTGGGAACTTTTCCTGTAGAAGACCCACAAGCTTTGCGCGATCCACGCAAAGACACAACGTATGTGACTTCTGGTGTAAACGTGGATGGTACTTTGTCTGGTGGTTCACGAGACATTCAGTGGGGCTGGTACCCGGTTGGCGGGGCTAGTAATTTTGATGCAGGATTGACACCAAACTACTTGGTAGCAACCACATTTGTTGGTACAGTAACGGTATCTTAAGGAGCTTAATATGGCATACACAAGAGCAGCGGATGGCATTGCCAAAAAAGGCAAAACCAAAGGCACAAATTTGGGCAACAGTGGCCCTACAGCTGGCATGATGAACGGCGGTAAAAAGACTAAAGGCGTGACTGGCGAAGCCATGCGTGCAGTTGGTCGTAATATGGCTCGTGCTAACTACCAAAAGCGAGGCTAATCATGGCTACATTCAGCAAGAAAATGATGGGTAAAGAAGTTGGCGATGCCAAGGTCTACGCCAAGCCACACACTATGTCTGGTAAAGCTGTTGGTATTTCCAACAATCCTGGCAAAGAACCAAACAAAAGCAAGCTTGATACGCTTGATATGAGCGTTGGTGCTTTTAGCAAATCAGCTGGTGATGAACCAGCAAAAACAACTGGTATCAAAATTCGCGGCACAGGCGCGGCTACTAAAGGCTTGATGGCTCGCGGCCCGATGGCTTAAGGTTTTAAACCATGACAATGACCTACGCCCAACTTGTTACTGCTGTACAGGATTACACGCAGAACACGTTCGACACAACGACCATCAATACGATGATCCAGCAGGCGGAGCAACGCATCTATAACACGGTGCAGATTGCCAACTTGCGTAAAAACGTCACGGGCGTATTGTCTTCCGGCAATAAGTATTTAGCTTGTCCGGCAGACTTCTTGTCAACATATAGTCTTGCTATTTATCCAGCATCAGGTTCAGGTGAGTATTTGTATTTGCTTAATAAGGATGTGAACTTCATGCGTGAAGCATATCCAAATCCAGCAACTACGGGCAAGCCAAAACATTACGCCATCTTTGGCCCTCAGTCTACTAACGTTAATGAGTTGTCGTTTATTCTTGGCCCTACACCAGATGCAAACTACAACGCAGAATTGCATTACTACTATTATCCAGAATCTATTACTGTTACTACCACAACATGGTTAGGTGATAACTTTGATTCTGCGTTGATGTATGGCACTTTGTGCGAAGCTGGCGTATACATGAAGAGTGGCCCTGATGATGGCATGTATAAACTGTACCAAGAACGGTACGTTGAAGCAATTGCACTCTTGAAGAACTTGGGTGACGGCAAGCAGCGTATGGATGCTTATCGTGATGGTCAAGTAAGGGTTCCTGTGTCATGAGTAATATTCTTCAAACTCAGACAACAAGCTTTAAAAAAGAGCTGTATCAGGGCATCCATGACCTCACCACGGACACGCTCAAGATTGCTCTATATACGGCCAATGCTGATTTAAACGAATCAACTACCGCGTACACAACTTCTGGTGAAGTAACAGGTACTGGGTATACCGCTGGCGGTGTAACGCTGACTGGTACAACAATTAACTCATCTGGATTTACAGCGTATGTAGATTTTTCAGATGTGGTATTTAATGCGGCAGTAACGGCTCGTTGCGCTTTGATTTACAACGTTACTCAAGGTAACAAATCTATTGCTGTGTTGGACTTTGGGTCTGACAAAACATCTACCAATTTCACCATCACAATGCCTGCTAACACAGCAACGGCAGCATTGATTCGTTCTTCTAACTAAGGAGTCACCATGACTATTGACAAAATGACTGCCACCGACATGGTGCAAGCTTCAACTAAATACAACACCATGCCTGAAGACTCTATGAGCATTCATGGTCATTACACCGCTGTTTGCTATAGCGCAGACGGTTTTGTTAAATGGTCTGATGACATTGAAAACTTGGTAACTACAGTGGGCAAGAACTTTACACTGGACACCACGCTGGGTAACACCGCTGGTGGCGCAGTTGTAATGGGCCTTAAAGGTACGGGCACTGCCGTTGTAGCTGATACACAAGCTTCTCACGCAACATGGTTAGAAGTTGGCTTGGCTAACGCTCCTACATACTCAGGCAACCGCCCTACACCATCGTTCAGCGCGGCTTCTTCTGGTAGCAAGACAACATCGTCTGCGGTGTCGTTCTCTATTACCGGCACAGGTACTGTTGCAGGTTGTTTTATCAACATTGGTGGTAGTGCAACTAAAGATTCAACGACTGGCACATTATTCTCCGCTGGAGACTTTTCTAGTTCTAAGTCTGTTGTTTCTGGTGACACCATTGCTGTTACTTACACTGCTACATTGACCTAAACATGGCCGCCGGATGGGGTGATAATGCTTGGGGTGACTTAGGTTGGGGCGGAGTTACCGCCTACGATGTAAGCATTACCGAGTATGTAACTCCAGCTACGGCTTGGGGGGCTGACACTTGGGGAGCTAATCCTTGGGGTGGCACAGTCCCCATGTTTGAGACTCAAGAAGCCACAGTAGCATTTGGGGCTTCAGTTACCGAGACAGCAGCCATTACGGATGCCCAGTCAGCTATTACGGCGTTTACTGGGGCAATCACTGAGACGGCGGCTATTACTGATTCCAATACAGCTACAACGTCTTATGGAACGTCAGTAACGGAAACGGCAGTCACATCGACTACAGAGACAGCAGGGGCTACATTCCCAGTATCAATTACTGAAACAACTCCTTTAACAGAAGCCCAATCAGTAGCGGCAACATTTGCCAAATCGATTACTGAGACTGCGGCGACTTCTACGACAGAATCTGTGGCGGCTACGTTTGCTCAGACAGTGGCAGAAGCTATGTTGATTCAAGACAATGCAACAGCTACAACAGCGTACACGGCCATTGTTTCTGATTCTGTACCCACAAGTACAACGGAATCTGCGGCGGTTACTTACACTGCTTCAGTCACGGAAACCAACCCAATCTTAACGGTTGAGGAAGCTGTAGCTATATTTGTAGCAAGCGTAACGGAATCAGTTGCTATCTCAGAGCAGCAGTTATTTACATGGCTGGCTGATATTATTGAGACAATCGCTACGTCTGACGCTACAACGGTCGGTACGTATTACCAAGAATTTATTGCAGAGCTTGCGGCTATCGCGGATAATCCACAAGCGGCAACGGCATACAATGTGAGCAGGGCTGAATCAGCGGTTATTACATCCACAGAATCAGGACGAAATTTGTGGGAAGTAATAGATGACACAGAGACTGCAAACTGGCAAAATATCAGCAATCCACAAACACCGGGCTGGGCT